GGGTAGACAACGCGGGCAGAACTCTTAGCGAAAGAATGACCAGAGTAGAGTATCAACTTTGGGAAAATGGTGGCGGCTCACTTAAAGATGATGTAAACCTCATTAGAGATGTAAGCCAAGAGAACACTACAGAAATTAGAATTATTAAAGAGTTAGTTATCTCTATGATAAAGGCTCATCAAGATTCGTCAGAAAAAGATCGTAAAAAGAACTCCGCGTAACTAAAGACACGCCAGTAATATATACCCATAAATACCCCAAATCAGTGTTAGACTAACCGTCACTAAGCACTGCTTACTTATGGGCTTGCTTAAAAGGTGTGAAAGGTGGGTCAAAGATGAGCCTAGCAAAAAAATTAACAGAGTTGTCTCCTCCTTCCGTAGGGCTTCCTTGCGGAGTTGATAAAACATTAAAAGTACTTAATGACGAAGATAGAAAAGCTTTAGAGGCAATTATGGACTCACCTGTAATCCGTGGTGGTGTTTCAAATAGACAGATTCACGAGATTCTTTTAGCAGAAGGATATGATGTTGCATTTGCTTCGGTAAGAGTTCATAGAAGTAAACAATGTAGATGTTTTGTAGGTAGAGACAGCGAACTTAGAAAAGCAATCCGTCAAAAGGCAGAAGTATAGTCTAATGACAAAAAAAGACGACAATACTCAAACACCCACTCCCAAAAAAGAACTATCTATTGCTGACAAAATTTTGGCTTTAGTCAGCCCTGGACCAAATGGTTCAGACATTAAATCCCTCAATATCCCTGAAGACTTTAGACCTGGAGTTGTAATAGATAAAGACGGTGGAGAAGTTACCTCTAAACCTAAACTCCTAGGGCAACTCCCAGATGCAAAAGGTGTTCTAGAAGAGTTTGATATGAACCCAGAGGATTGGGTTATTACTAACATAAAACGTTCTAAGTGGCAAAGATATGATGAAGAGTGGTTAGAGTCTTTAAAGATATCTGTAGTACCAGTTGGTATCGCAGAAGAAGTTTTAAAAGCAGATATAGAAGATTTAATAAAAGATATTAAAAAGTTTAAGCCTACAAAAACAAGTGTGAATACAAGCGGAGAACTTGCTTTTGTTTTTGCCATCAGTGACCAGCAGATTGGCAAAAAGACTCCCGATGGAGGCACTGCGGACTTTGTTAAGAGAACTTTACAGGTTACCTACGAAGGTGTTGACAGATTAAAAGAACTTCGTAAAATTGGTCGAAATATTGGAACAGTAGTTCTTCCACTTCTAGGCGACCATGTTGAAGGAAATACTTCTCAAAACGGAAAACTTCAAAGTCATTACGCTTCTGACCTTGGTATGACAGAGCAAGTACGAGTTGGAAGACGCATACTTATGGAACAAATCAAAGCATTTGCTCCACTAGCAGATCGCATAATTGTTCCTGTAGTAAATGGTAACCACGACGAGGTTACTCGTATGGTTGCAGTTGACCCAGCGGATGGTTGGAATGTTGAGATTGCGGCAGCAGTACAAGATGCTCTTGCAGAGAACCCTGCTTTTGGACACGTGGAGTTTAGATTCCCTTCCCCAGGAAACCAAACACTTTCTGTTGATATTAATGGAACTATGCTTGGGCTCTTCCACGGACATCAAATGGGCACTAGAGGCGCAGTACCATACCTATCAGGGCAGGCTATGGGACAAACCCCACTAGGAAACTGCGATGTATGGCTCTCTGGTCACTATCACCATTTTAACTCTTTAGATATTGGTACCCGTTTTTGGGCACAGTGTCCTACTTTAGATAACGGTTCGGGCTGGTTTAAAGAACGTAAAGGTCTTGACTCACACCCAGGAGTCCTGACTATGGTTATTGGCGGAGACTACGACCCACGAAAAGATATAAGTATTTTGAGAGCTAAAAGGTAGTTTTAGAGCGTTTTAAATAGTCCTATTTTGTTAATAAGGCTATCTAATTTGTGGTATTTCTACTCAAAAACAAAACTAGGACTTTGTAAAAGGCCGTAAAATATACAAAGACCTGTCGATTGTACCCTGTTCATTTATCACTAAAGACACATAACTTGGAGTGCCAATGAGTTATTCATCAGATGTAGTAGTGAGAACGGTCTTTGGTCAATTTTTAACTGCAGGTTCCGCAGCGTCTGGATCTGTCACTTTTTCTCCATCAAGTACTATACAAGATGAACAAAATGCAACTGTGCTTTCAGCACCCATTCTTCTTACTTTTGATAGTACAGGTTCTTTTACAGTTGATTTACCGACAACTGATAATAGAAGATTATCGCCATTTGGTTGGTATTACACGGCAAGGGTTCGTATAAGCGGTGGAAAATCTTATAGTTTTGATTTCTACCTTCCTACAGGAAATTTAAGTGATGTAGACATTACCTCTATTGATCAGGTAGCTCAAAGAGCAGCAGCAGGACAAACTACAAAGGGATATATCGGACCTCAAGGTTCGCAAGGTGTTCAGGGTCCACAAGGTCCTGCTAATGGTCCGCAAGGTGTTCAAGGTCCTCAAGGTACCACAGGTGTTCAGGGTGCTGGTGGTGTTCAAGGTGCGACTGGCGCAGGCACACAAGGTGCAACTGGTATCCAAGGTTCAACAGGTGTTCAAGGTGCGACAGGAGCTCAAGGTACAACAGGTGCTGGTGTTCAAGGAGCAACAGGTACTCAGGGTGCAACAGGTGTTCAGGGTGCTGGTGGTGTTCAAGGTGCGACTGGCGCAACAGGCACAGGTGTTCAAGGTACTACTGGTACGCAAGGCGCAACTGGTATCCAAGGTTCAACAGGTTCACAGGGTACAACTGGCACAGGTGTTCAAGGAGCAACAGGTACTCAGGGTGCTGGTGGTGTTCAAGGAGCGCAAGGTACAACTGGAACACAAGGTGTACAGGGAGCAGCAGGTGCGGGAGTATCCGCCCAAGAAGTGTCTGATGCAATTGCAGCATCAGCTCTAGGGACTACTGATGATTTATCAGAAGGCTCTACTAATTTATACTTCACTAAGCAAAGAGTGAGTTATGAATATACAAAAACAACGCCAGGTACTACCTGGGAAATAACACACAACTTAGGGTTTTACCCGAACGTTGTGGTGCAAGACTCAGGTGGTACTATTTACGAAGGAGAAATTTCTTACCTAACGGTTAACTCCTTAGTGCTTACCTTCTCAACACCCATATCAGGCAAAGCCTACTTATCATAAGGAGATAGAAAAATGGCAAGAAAATTTCTTACCAATATTGATTTAAATAAGTTAGAACTGCAAAATGCAGTCATTCAAAACTTATCAAGCGCACCTGGGACACCAACCGTTGGTCAAATTTATTTTGACACAGTACTTGGATACCTTCGTTCATGGAACGGCACAGCATGGATTAACACATCCCAAGGTGCTCAAGGCACAACTGGTGACACAGGTTCACAGGGTACAACAGGTACTACTGGCTCACAGGGCACAACTGGTACAACTGGTTCTCAAGGTACAACAGGAACTCAAGGTACTACTGGTGAAGCTGGTTCAAATGGTGCTCAAGGCACAACTGGTGACACAGGTTCACAGGGTACAACAGGTACTACTGGCTCACAGGGAACCACAGGTTCTACAGGTAGCCAAGGTACAACTGGCTCAACAGGCTCACAGGGCACGACTGGTAATACAGGTTCACAAGGTACAACTGGTGAGACTGGCGCACAGGGAACAACTGGAGCGCAGGGCACAACTGGTGACACAGGTGCTCAAGGTACTGAAGGTCACTCTGATACCTATAAGACAACCTCTACAACTTCTCGCGCAATTGCGGTAGCAAACAACGTAAGTTTTGTACTTGCTGATGCTGCTCTTTCCTACTCAGTAGGTCAAGACGTAGTAGTTGCTTACGATGTAAATAACAACATGTCTGCAACTGTAGTCAGCTACACAGCAGGAACTAACACACTCGTTGTAAACGTCAATGACGTTAGAGGTTCAGGAACATACGCTGTATGGTCAATCAACCTCGATGGTGCTACTGGTGTACAAGGTACAACTGGTACACAAGGCACAACTGGTGACACAGGTGCGCAGGGCGCAACTGGTACACAGGGAACTACAGGAACTCAGGGTACAACTGGTACACAGGGAACCACAGGTTCTACAGGTAGCCAAGGTACAACTGGTAACACAGGTAGCCAAGGTACAACTGGTGAGACTGGCGCACAGGGAACCACTGGTAACACAGGTTCACAAGGTACAACAGGTAGCCAGGGCACAACAGGTGCACAAGGAACTGTTGGTACAACTGGTTCACAAGGTACAACAGGTAGCCAGGGCACAACAGGCGATACAGGTGCTCAAGGTGAAACTGGTACTCAAGGTACAACTGGTACACAGGGAACTACAGGTACTCAGGGTACAACTGGTACACAAGGCACAGTCGGTGCGCAAGGTACAACTGGTGCAACAGGTAACAACGCTGGAATTCTTTCAGTAGCAGGGCCTCTTGCAGTAACTGACACAGTTCTTGGTCTTAACTACGGCGCAGGTCTTGGCCTTTCAGGTTCTAACCTAGTTGCTAACCCAGGTACTGGTCTTACAATCTCTGGTTCAGGTGGAGATGTCGGCAAGATTGCTGTTGATACAACAGTTATTGCTACAAAGGCATATGTAGATGCGACAGCACAAGGTCTTGATGTTAAGCAATCTGTTCGTGTAGCAACCGCAACATCTGGAACCCTTGCATCATCGTTTGAAAATGGCGATGTTGTAGATGGAGTAACACTTGCTACTAACGATAGAGTCCTTATTAAGAACCAGGCAACTGGCTCTGAAAACGGTATTTATGTTGTTAATGTTTCAGGTGCACCAACTCGTGCAGAAGATGCAAATACATCAGCAGAACTTACTAAAGGTGCTTTCACCTTCGTTGAGGCAGGAACATCTGCTGGTAAGGGCTTTGTTGTAACCGCCGCTGGTACACTAGACACAGATACTATTACTTGGACTCAGTTCTCTGATACAGGTCAGTACATCACTGCAGTCTCAGCAGAGTTCACTGTAACAAGTGGAACACTCGCTGTAGCAACGAATACATTCGATGCTTACGGAACAGCAGCAGGATTAGTAAAGCGATACGCTGCTACTCTAACTGCAGACGGTTCAACAACTTCTTGGGCCGTAACTCACGGTCTAGGTACAAATGATGTTATCGTAACTGTTTACGATACTTCAGGGAATGTTGTAGAGACTGATGTAACATCAGCAAGTGTCTCTACAGTACCTACAGTTACTATCGCAGTAGCAGTTGCCCCTGCAAACAGTAACAACCTACGTGTAGTAATCACAGCGTAATAAAAAGTAATTAGGAGCTGACCACAGATGGCCCGTAAGTTTCTCGTACCGATAGGACTCGTTTCTCTATCAAGCGACCCTGCGGGCACATCTGCTGGTCAGACCTATTACAACACTACAAGTAACAAAATCCGTATATATACGGGAACTGTATGGGCAGATGCTGGTACATCCGCGCAGGATGTTTCAGATGCAATTGCTGGTTCAGCACTTGCTTCGACAGATGATTTAACAGAGGGTGCACAAAATCTTTACTACACGAATGAGCGTGTAGGAAGTTACATTACTGATAATAATATTTCATTACAAGGTACTACTGGCTCACAGGGAACTACAGGTACACAAGGTGTACAAGGAATTCAAGGATTACTTGGTACTCAGGGAATAGTTTCTGGTGCTTCAGCACCCGCTACTCAAGGAATTTTATGGCTTGATACTACAGCCACCGCTGAGACTGGACCTCAAGGAACTACAGGAACTCAGGGTACAACTGGTACACAGGGAACCACAGGTTCTACAGGTAGCCAAGGTACAACTGGTAACACAGGTAGCCAAGGTACAACTGGTGAGACTGGCGCACAGGGAACCACTGGTAACACAGGTTCACAAGGTACAACAGGTAGCCAGGGCACAACAGGTGCACAGGGTGAAACAGGAACTCAGGGTACAACTGGTACACAGGGAACAACTGGAACCCAAGGAACTACTGGAGCTCAAGGTATTCAAGGAGCACAAGGCGTAGTAACTAATCAACTTCCTGATGTTTCTGCTGCAGAAGCAGTGACAAACACTGCCTTAAACAACGCGTTAGCCATAAATTATATAAACCTATCTAATGGTACAGACCCAGGTAGCGTAGCGTTATCAATCAACGTTGAGAACGCTGCTGGCGCGGATGCAGCAGTTAATGCCGCCTATCCTGTTGGTTCAACTTTTATTATTTCAAACGACGAAGATATAGAAGTAGGTTTAGTTAAGTTAACAGTTACGGAAGCAGCCACCCTTAGTGGTAGCAATGTTTTGTGGGATAATTTAACTTACGTTTCTGGTCAAAATAGCGGATTTTTCCTTGGCAATAGATTTAGAACAGCGTATGAACTCACCACTGGTAAGTATCTTACAAACGATGGAACTGTTTCTTCTTGGGAAACTCTCTATCCTGCCCCTTCTTCAACAGCGGTGGTTGCAACAAACACTGCTTTAATGGGGTCATTCTCTAGCGCATTAACAGAGGTTACTGTATACGGAGAATCTAAAGGATATGCGCAACTTTATTTTGATAGTAGCCCAACTAGCGGAGATAACGACGCAATAAATGCTGCCTATCCTGTTGGTTCAACTATAGTTTTTGCAGAGTCGGCAACCCCTTCTGTTGACTACGTTGTGCTACTTGTTACAGAAGCATGCGTATATGATGGTGGCCCATTGCTAAATTGGCCAAACTTAACTTACGTTTCTGGAACAGCATTAACTATGAATGGTTTTTTCATTTCTAGTACCGTAATTAGAACATCAAATCCACCAACTACAAATAGATACCTTACAAATAATGGAACAGATGCTAATTGGAACGCAGTTAATTCTGTGCCTGCTGTTACTTCAACAGCGCCGCCAGTAACAAATACTGCTTTAATAAACTCGTTGTCTGTCCCACTAGATGCAATTTACTTAACCAATGGTGCTAGTGCTGCTGTAGAAATCCTCTTCGATGGCTCCTCAACTAGCGGAGACGCGGATGCAATAAATGCGGCTTATCCTGTTGGTTCAACTGTATTTTTTGCAAGTTCAGATTTCATGGAGCCTAGGTACGCTGAATACGTTGTTACAGAAGCATGTGTAAACCAAGCAGGTGGATTTATTACATGGGAAGAACTAACTTACGTTTCTGGAACAAACTCAAGTGTAACTTTCTCCTCCGACGCATTAATTCAATCTCCAGGCGTACCTACTACTGGTAAGTACCTTACAAATGATGGAAGTACTTCATCTTGGGGAACCATTGACACAGCAAACAACGCAGACATAACCATGACAATCATGGGAGCCTACTAACATGAAAAGTAGTAACTAATGGCTACTCTAACTAAGGCGCTGGCTCGTACAGCGGCAGCAACGTCTTCCGCAACGCTTTACACTGTGCCTGCGTCTACAACTACGGTAATAACTAACATTGTGGTAACTAACTCTGCAGCAACAGCCGCAACGTTTACAATTACACTTGACGGCGTGGACTTCTTTAAGACAGTTGCTCTTGCTGCTAACTCAACAGCAATGTTTGACTTAAAACAGGTACTTGCAACTACAAAAATTATTGCTGGTTTTGCTAGCGCCGTGACAGTGTCATTTCACATTAGCGGAGTGGAGATTTCCTAATGGGTATATCAGTATTTCCTGCGCCAAGCAGCGGAATTGTTGGGCCTAAAGATTTAGCTTTACAGCAAACATTAACCAGTTCTGGAGCAGTAACAATTCCTGCTGGTATAACACACGTTTGGGCTATCGTAGTCAGTGGTGGTCAGGCTGGCTGGACTAATACTGGTAGCGGTCAATATTCAAGTAGTGGGCGTGTTGCTGGTGGTTATATTGCTGGTTGGACTACTGCAGCAAACGTAGTAGTTGTAGGCGCTGGTGGCACACCTTCTGTGGGGCTTGGTGGCTTGAGTAGTTATGGACAATTAAAGTCTCCTCAAACTAGCACTAATACTGGTTTTATTGGTGATGGTGGCGCTGGTTCTTATTACGATGGTCAGGCTGCTGCTGGTGGAGATAGTAATTTTGGTCGAACTGGCGGTACTGCTGGCGGAACTTATACTTCAGGCGGCGGTGGCGCGGGACTTCTTGCTAACGGTGGAAATAAAGTAAGCACACTTGTTGCTGGCGCGGGCGGTTCTGGCGGCGGCGGTGGTGGCGGCAATGGAACTTCTGGGCCTGCTGGTGCTTCTGGTGGCGCAGGCGGTGGCGGCTGTGTTCTATTGTATTACTAAGAGAAGGAAATAAAAATGAGTAAACTATTTGCAGTAATTGAAAATAATAAAGTAATTAACACAATTGTGGCTAATACATTAGAAGATGCTCAATTAGTAATTTCTGTAAACCATACTGTTATCGAATACACAGATGGTTGGGAATATCCAGAAAGCATTGATGGTGGAGTCTACTTCCCAATACCAGAGGTGACAGAATGACTAAAGCCCGTGATTTAGCAAATGCTTTAATAGCACTATCTGCTACTGATTTAACCCCAACCGTGAGAAAAACAATATCTCACCCTAATAGAAAGTAGTAACTAATGGCTACTCTAACTAAGGCTCTGTTTCGCGGAGCAGCAACAACCACTACATCAACAACACTTTATACAGTGCCGTCTTCTACAACAACAGTCGTGACTGAAATTATGGTGGTTAATACTGCAGGAGCTTCTGGAAGTTTTACTATGGCTCTAGATGATGTCTCAATTGCAACAACAGTGACTGTTGGTGCCTATGACTCAACTGTTATCCCGCTCAAGCAAGTACTAACAACAACCAAAACAATTAAAGGCGGCGCGTCCGCTACTACAATTAACTTTCACATCTCAGGGGTGGAGATTTCCTAATGGCCTATGTAGCAAAACTATCTAGCGCGGGCGGTGTTAAATCACTGACTCGCTATGTAGGCGTGCTTGCAGGTAATACAGTTTGGAACCCTTATGACGCTAGCGGATATGAACCTATCACTGCGGTGATTGTTCCTAGCGGCGGACTATCTAGCATCACGATTAGTTCAATTCCGCAGACTTATTCTCATTTACAAGTAAGATATTTAGCAAAATCAGGTAGAGTGCAAAATCTTGCTGGTCAAATGGTTATGAGATTTAATGGCAGTTATGGTGCAAGAGGCCATAACCTGTACGGTGATGGCTCTGGCACTGCTGCTAACAGTTATGTGCCAGCAATAGGTGAGTTTGCTTTAGCAGCAACAGGAAGCACTGCTGGCAATACTTTTGGCGTTGGCATTATTGATGTTTTAGATTATGCAAACACTAATAAAAACAAAACTATCAGGTCATTAACAGGTGCAGACATAAACGGTTCTGGAAATATATTTTTTTCATCACAACTCATAAATAGCACTACGGCAATATCATCAATTTCTTTTGAGTCTTTAGACGGCGGAACTAATCTTCAACAATACACTTCTTTTGCACTATACGGAATTAAGGGGTAATTAAATGGCTACTACTTATGTTCCTTTAGCAACTCAAACATTGGTTTCCAACACTTCAACTGTAACATTTTCAAGTATTCCTGCTACTTATACAGATTTAGTTTTAATAGTTGTTGCCGCCGATTCAGCAGCAGCAAACAATCAAATCTCATTTCGCTTGAACTCAACTGCTACTGCTATTTATAGTTTTACTGCCCTTTACGGAAATGGAACGGCGGCAGGAAGCAATAGAGAAGCAACTGGAGCAGGTAGAACTTATGGCACTATTGCTTGGAATACTGCTACAAATACAACACTTGGAACTTCAATGAGTGTTGCTAATTTTATGAATTATTCTAACTCTACAACTAACAAAACTGTTTTAAGTCGCTCAGGCAACAGCGCAAATGGTACTGAAGCAGCGGTTGCTCTGTGTCAATTAACTGCTGCTGTAACATCAATAGATTTATACTCAGCAAATGTCAGTAGATCATTTCTTGCTGGCTCAACATTTAATCTTTACGGTATTGCTTCTGCCGCTGTTGGAACTCCTAAAGCAACTGGCGGAAACATCATTACAACAGATGGTTCTTACTGGTATCACGCTTTTACAGCGTCAGGTACTTTTACGCCATCTAGCACTTTGTCTTGTGACACATTAGTTGTTGCAGGTGGAGGCGCTGGCGGCGGCGGTGGCGGTGGTGCTGGTGGTTATCGTTCAGCAACAGGTTTATCTATTCCTGCTACTACAAACACGGTCACAGTTGGTGCTGGTGGTTCAGCGCAAAGTGGTGCTGGTAATGGAACAAGTGGCGGCGATAGTACATTTTCAAGCATCACATCAGCAGGTGGCGGTAAAGGTAATTTAACTAATGCGGCGTTAGCGGGCGGCTCAGGCGGCGGCGGTGGCGCAAAAAATTATACTTCTGGATCTGATCAATTAGGAAAAGCAGGTAACACTCCATCTACCACACCTAGTCAAGGAAATAGCGGTGGAGATGGTTCTCCTGCCGCTGGTGGATCTGCCGCAGGTGGCGGTGGTGGCGCTGGTGGAATAGGTGGCAGTTATCAATCCGCCACATTAGGAGGCGTTGGCGGTATTGGTTCAAATGCTCACGCATCTTGGCTTGGAGTTGTTGGACTTGGAGTTAGCGGTTATTTAGCGGGTGGCGGTGGTGGTAGTTGTGACCCTGGCACAGCAGCAGGTGGAGCAGGTGGCGGCGGAATAGGTGCTGCTGGTGGTGCTGGTTCTGGTGTTGCAAATACTGGCGGTGGTGGCGGTGGTATTTATGCCACTTATCCATCAGGCGCGGGCGGTAGCGGTCTAGTGATAGTGAGGTACGCGGTCTAATGCCAGCAAATTATGTTTTATTAGAGAAAGTAACTGTTGGTGCGGCTGGCGCTGCATCTGTAACTTTTAATTCAATTCCTCAAACTGGCTACACAGATTTGGTAATAAAAACTTCAGAAAGAAATTCAAGCACAGGCGTATTTAACGGTAAATTAACTTTTAATGGCACAACCACAGGTTATTCAGAGAAATTGCTCTACGGAAACAATTCCAGTGCGACTTCTGCGAGCGGATCAACGACATCTCTAGCGTGGGCTTCTATTTTTTACGGTTCTGATTACACTGCTAGTTCATTTAGCAGCACCGATATCTACATTCCAAATTATAGAAGCGCAAATTACAAATCTGTTTCAACAGAATCTGCCGCAGAATATAATGGCGCTAATGTAAACATTTGGATTGATTCTGGTTTTTGGTCTAATACAGCAGCAATTACTTCAATCACTATTACTCCAAATAGTGGCGGTTATGCTCAACACTCAACCTTCTCCCTCTATGGAGTAGCGGCTCTAAACACAACTCCTGTTATTACGCCTAAGGCAACCGGCGGAAGTATTATTCAAAATGACGGAACTTACTGGTACCACGCATTTCTTAGTTCAGGCACCTTTACTCCAGCCACAGCCCTAACTTGCGATGTGTTAGTTGTCGCAGGTGGTGGTGGTGGTTCAGACTCTAACGGTGGTGGAGGTGGTGGTGGAGCAGGTGGTATTTTCTACACAACTGCACAGTCGTTATCTAGCGCACAAACCGCAACTATTGGCGCAGGTGGTGCTGGTTCTGTTGGAATTGCTTTAGGTGTTGCTGGTACTAACTCAACATTTGGTTCATTAACTGCCGCTGTTGGTGGCGGTAGAGGATGGGTTGGTGGTACTGGCGGAACTGGTGACGGTGGTTCAGGCGGTGGTGGTTCATACCAATATGGCCCTGGCGCGTCAACACAAACTGGTACTGGTGGAACTGGTTATGGATTCGCAGGTGGCGCTGGCGCTGGTGCTAGTGCTAGTGGACCTGCTTATGGCGGTGGCGGCGGCGGTGGTGCTGGTAGTGTTGGTGTTGCTGGCACAAATGCTGCGCCTGGTGCTGGCGGTGCGGGAAATAATACTTGGTCATCTTGGTTATCAACTACTGGTCTAGGCGTTAGCGGTTACATCGCTGGCGGTGGCGGTGGTGGTACATATAACACAGCATTTTCTGCTGGCGGTTCAGGTGGTGGTGCTGCTGGTGGTGGCGCTCAAACTTCTACAAAGCCAAGTGCCGCAATTGCCAACACAGGCAGCGGCGGTGGTGGTGGTGGTTACGGCGGCGGCGGTAGTGCTGGCGGTTCAGGACTTGTTATTATTAGATACACGATTGCTTAAGGAGATATAAATGGCACATTTCGCAGAGATAGTAGACGGCGTAGTTGTAAGGGTTCTAGTTGTTCCTGACGCTCAAGAACACCGAGGACAGGAGTTCCTTGCTGAAGAGTTAGCCCTGGGCGGTACATGGGTTCAAACAAGCTATAACGCTCGAATTAGAAAGAACTATGCTGGAATTGGTATGTCTTATGACGCAGAGCGTGATGCTTTTATTTCACCACAACCTTTTGCCTCATGGATTCTTGATGAGGAAACTTGCCGTTGGGAATCGCCAGTTCCATATCCAACAGACGGTTTAATGTATGAATGGGACGAAACTATTACAGATTGGAAGGCTATCGTAAATGACTGATACACCTAAGAAACTCGTTGTTGATATAGAAAAAGGCACTCAGACTTATGTTGATTTAACTCCTGCAGAAATTGCAGAGCGTGACCAGATGGCCGCGCAAGCAGTAGTAGACCAAGCAGAACGCGAAGCAGCAGCAGATGCGTTAGCAACCCTTAAAGCCTCAGCCCGCGCAAAGCTTGTGGCAGGCACACCTTTGACCGAAGAAGAAGCAGCAACCTTAGTGATTTAATTTTAGTTGTAGTAGATATTACAACATATTTTAAAATTAGGCTATAATGTTACGTACCCCTGGACTAGTATAGGAAACCAAGACTATGGCTCAACTTAAGTACTATGACACGGGTACCTCTACTTGGCTACCAATTTTGGTCGGAGCACAGGGTGTTCAGGGCAATACTGGTACACAGGGAACTACAGGTGCGGGTACTCAAGGCACAACTGGTGAGACTGGTGCACAAGGTACAACTGGAACACAAGGTACAACTGGACAAAACGGTAACTTTGGTGGAGCATCATTTGATTACACCTACAGTACAACCACCGCAGCCGCTGATCCTGGCGCAGGAAAAATTCGCTTTAATAACGCAACAATTACATCAGCAACTGCTATGTACATTGACTCTACAAATGATGCCGCAACAGACCTGAGCAGTTTCTTAAACACAATTGATGACTCAACATCTACTATTAAGGGTCACTTCCGTGTCTCTGCAAAGTTTGATGACAGTATTTTTGCGCTCTTTACTATCTCTTCTCTTGTAGACCAAACAGGTTGGTTTACAGTAAACGGTTCATACGTTTCTGGTAATGGTTCATTTTCTGACCTAGCCGACACTGTAATCACTTTTGCCCGTACTGGTGATAAGGGTGATACTGGAACTCAAGGTACAGAAGGTGCTCAAGGAACTGTAGGAGCGCAAGGTACTGAGGGTACACAAGGTACTGAGGGTGCCCAAGGTGTTTCAGGCCTAACAGGCTACACCGCGCCAACACTAGGTAGCACTTCTATTGCCTCTGGCTCTACAACTGCCTCAGTATCTGACCTAACTCTTATTAATGGTGATATTCAGAATTATACTTTTGGATTTGTTGCTGCAGGCACTGGCGGAATTTCATACTCTGACACTGGTGCTAACGGCTCCACCAACTGGACAATGCCAGTTGAAGAAGTTTCATTCGCGTCAGTTGCCTTCGGCAACAATACATGGGTGGCTGTTCCTACTTCGGGAAATACTGGCTACTACTCAGCCGATGGAGTTACCTGGAAAACATCAACATTACCTGCCTCTAAATCATGGCAATCTATTGTTTTTACTTCCAACGCATTTGTTGCAATTGATAGCGCAGCGTCTGCTTACTCTGTTAGGTCATCTGATGGCATTACCTGGACTGTTACCGCAACTGTAACTGCAGGTGCAATAAATGGCACTGGTGGTGGATTAGTTTACGGCACAAATGGCGTTATAGCATTTAGAACCCCAGGAAATGGCTCCCGCTCAACTAACAACGGTATTACTTGGACTTCTACTACTATTCCTGCAACTGGTGGCCCAAACTATGTTTCAGCCGCTTATGGTGCTGGTAAATATGTTGTTATCGCTGGTGGTACTTCCACAAATTTAACCGCTTATTCAAGCAATGGAACTTCATGGACAGTAGGTGCTCTGCCGACTTCTGCAAACTGGCAAGGTATCACTTTCGGAAATGGTAAGTTTGTTGCTGTAGCAACTGGCACCGATATTGCAGCATATTCAACAGACGGCATTAACTGGACTACCTCTACAATGTCGCGCTCGAGTACTTGGAAACTAATTACTTATGGCAATAACAAGTACGTAGTAGTTGCTACTTCGGGTTCACGTATGGCGCAATCAGTAGATGGTATCTCATGGACTGATGGGACTATTAATACTGCTGGCGGCACCATGGGTGGCGTAATCTATGGTCTTGGCACACCTGCTTCAGGTACTGCAGGACAAGTTCTTTCATCTAGTGGCTCTGCTCTAACTTGGAAAACCACAAAACTTTACACAGAAATCTTTACTGTTGACGAAAGTGCCGCTGGTTTTGATTATTACAACAGTACAGCATGGGTTTGTCCAGCGGGAGTTACTCAAATACATGCTCACCTTATTGGCGGTGGCGGTTCCTCTGGTGCGGTTACTACCACAGTTTATACTGGTGGCAGCAACTTTAGTAACACAAATGGGCCTACTGACTCTGGTGGTTTCTCAACGATTTACGACGTTACTGCTGATGCCTACCTTGCTCAAGCAGCGGGTGGAACTGCAGGGTACTCTGCTGTGGCAAATAGCGGAACCGAACCAAGTGGAACTGGTAACTACAGTGTGGATACTTACAGTGCTTCTACTAATCAGTATCTGAACACAAGCCTTACTTCACAAAACGATAGACCTTATGGTTCTGGCGGTTGCGATAACATTGGAAAAATAGACATATCTTGGACGATGACAGACTCTACTGACAATTTTACTTTACCAATCGCTACCTATGTAGCCAACACTGGTGGAGGAAACCCAGGAAAAGAATTATTCATTACCTTAGCCGTAGTTCCTGGACAAACTTACTACATGGCGGGCGGTTTCGGTGGTGGTCATGCTTACTGGAGTGGCGGCATGCCTGGTAGTGGAACTCTCATTAAAAATGCCAATTCTCCACAATATGGCACTATGGGTGCCGTCATAATTCGTTATGTAAAGAATGATTAAGGAGAGAAAATGAATTACTCTTACGAGATAAATGAACATACTGCAGCAACAGTTATGTACGGCACTGAAACTCAAAAAGGCACCGTTACAAAACATAATGTGGGATGGACACTGGAAGAAGCAAAAGCCTGGGCGCTAGAGACTATCCAGTTAATAAAAGACAATGATGGTGTTTACCCAACTACACCACCTACACCTACAGTTGTTACTCCTCCTGCTGTAGTTTACAGTGAAGAGAACTTGTAATTAGTGATCTTGGGGAACAGTTGCTAGTTACTCAGCACCAACACTAGGCTCAACATCTATTGCTTCTGGCGCAACAGTAGCAACAATTTCAGGTTTAACCGATATAGTACTCAATGGCCCAGGCGTTGGCTTGGTGTTTTACTACAAACATAGAAAAAGCTTTTAAACCATACTTGCTATCGGATAAGGTTGTTGAATGAACTTAGTACAAAAATCGGTACAGGCAGGCGGGCAATTAAAGCCCTTAATTATTCCATCAGAAATAACTGGCGGTACAGGGTTAATGAACCCGTCAGTATTTATTGATGATGATGGTGACATTCTTTGTATTCTGCGCCATATCAACTACACCCTCTACCACGCAGAAAATGACCAACGCTTCCCTAGCGTTTGGGGTCCTCTTGCTTATCTACATCCAGAAAAAGACCAGCGTCTTGTAACAGATAACTATTTATTGCGCTTAGGTAAAGATTTAAATATTGTAAATCATTGCTCTATTGATACAACTGAGTTAGATGTAAAGCCTATCTGGACATTTGTTGGGCTAGAAGATGCTCGTCTAGTGAAGTGGGAAGGCAAGTACTACGGAACAGGTGTGCGTAGAGATACCACTACCGATGGTCAAGGTCGTATGGAATTATCCGAACTAGAAGTAGATAAAGAAGCTTGGACAGCTAAAGAAATATCTCGTATTCGTATTCCAGCACCAGTAGATGAGACTTCTTATTGTGAAAAAAATTGGATGCCAGTTCTAGATAAGCCTTTTCATTACATTAAATGGACATCTCCAACCGAGTTAGTAAAGGCTGACCCCACTGAGCCTAAGTGCGAGCAGGTTCAAGTGACTCCAGGGAAAGTAGTTAACGCTGACCAGCGTGGTGGCTCCCAGTTAATTAAGTGGGGGAATTTCTACATTGCCATCACTCACGAAGTAGTTTTATTTAAAAATTATATGAAGCAGAAAAATGCCACCTATCGTCATAGACTATGTGTGTGGAATGAAGAATTTGTTTTGGTAGGTATATCTCCTGATAACTGGTCATTCCTAGACGGTCAGATTGAGTTTTGTTCTGGAGCCGCAGAGTACGAAGGAGATTTACTGGTTACATTTGGTTTCCAAGACAACGCAGCATTTATTCTTCAGGTGCCTAAAACAGTAGTAGATGAACTAATTGAGGAGGCAGTTAATGTTTAAGGCTATTGATGATTTAACTATTGAACTGTCTAAAGATCCTTTTAACCCTGTACTTAGCTTTAACATCGCTATCGAGTATGAAAAAGCTGGTCAAACAGCCTCTGCTGTATCCTTTTATCTACGAACAGCCGAGTACGGGTTTTATACTCACCCTGAATATGTGTACGCATCTTTACTTAAATCTGCTCAATGCTTTGAGCATCAGAAGAACCGCGAGAGCACTGTACATAACTTATTCTTAAAGGCTATTGCCCATCTACCTACTAGGCCAGAGGCTTGGTTTCTTTTATCTCGTTATTGCGAGCAGGCAAAGCGTTGGCAAGAAGCATATACATTTGCTGAAATAGGACTGATGTATACAAAAATTAAAGTTACTCCGCTCCCTATCTGGGTAGATTACCCAGGAGAATATGCCTTAGATTTCGAAAAAGCCGTAACTGGTTGGTGGGTTGGACGTAAAGATGAGTCCTGGGAAATATTTCAAGAACTGTTAAAAAAAGACATAGGGCACAGCTATAGAACTGCAATTATTGGCAACTTAAAGCTCTATGAGAATAGGGAATATATTGACCCGCTAGAACCAGTGGTTCTTAATTTCCGTAAGCACTTTGATAGTGATGCTCCAGTAATTATCGACATTGGTACCAGAGATGGCGATGATGCTTACTACTTATATAAAAATTTAAATAGTACTAAAGTGATTGCAATTGATGCTAATGCTTCTGCTGTAGCAATTACTCAGTCTAAATATCCTTGGATGAATGTTGTCTACAGCGCTATAACTCATCAAGATGGGGATACTGAGTTTCATATCGTTAGAGGGGGCAATAAAGAGGCTTCTGGTACTTCTTCTATATTTAATAAAGATAAATCAATTGACCCTGCTCCAGAGTATTACAAGAATAAAATAAAAAAAGTAACCGTTCCATCTACTCGTATGGATACCCTTTTAGCAAGACTGGGGCTTGATGAGAAGATAGATGTCATTAAAGTAGACACTGAAGGCTACAGCTGGCAGGTTCTACAGGGTTTTGGAGACAGGTTAAAAGATGTTAGGTTGTTTCATTTAGAGACAGAAAAAACTTCTATACATGACGATCATGTGACCACCGAAAAGATTACTCAATTCATGGAGGACAACGGGTTTGTTCTTGTAGACACCTCTTATGAGTGGGGCTGGAACATTGAAGACCAAGTTTGGGTTAATAAAGCGCTAGTAATCAGACACCCAGAATGTTTTAACTAAAACTATTTAGCTTTAGGTATCTTCTTAGCCTTTTTAGCCTTCTTTAGTTTTTCTTTCTCTTGCTTAGCAATTCTATCGGCACGCTCTATTTTATATGCCTCTACAGCATTTGCACTTGTTCGACTGCGCCAAGCAAAACCACACTCGCTACATGTAACAATTTTTGCGGTTGTCCAACGACCAGTTGTATCTAGTTGAGCAACAGAGGTCTCTAGTTTATTTGGACGTGCTGTGCAGTATGGACAATTTGGGAACCTGCGACGTCTTGTCTCTTCTCCAAGGTATGAAACAGATAAAGTTCTACGAATCTCAACTTCATCTTTTCCACCCCAGATACCCCAGATTTGACGATGCTCTAAGCCCCATTGAAGGCAGTCCTTGCGAACGGGGCAAGAAAAGCATAGATTCTTAGCAGCGTATTTTTCAGAAAAGTCCTGAGAAAAGAACCAATCTATATGATTTTTGTTCTCTGGCTTAGCGCAAGAGGCGTTTCTTTGCCATTCTAGACTATTTGCTGGTTTCCACATATGTTGTATCTTATACTAAAACACTATTAAATATACGACTAAACACACTATTCAACTATATTTATTTTTGAACCTCTACGCAGGTTATTTCTTGAATATTTTCTAGAACATCACCATAATCTGTCTCTCCAAGAGAGTTGCATATTTCTAGTTCTGTATTATCTTCTACAGTTCCAGCCCACACAATGTTAGGTATACCGTTATCTATAGCTTTAAATGCATCCCCAAGAGCATCAAAGATGCCATCTCTTTGGAGTACAGAGGCTAAGGCACGTTTTACTAAATCATTCTCTATATCTACATGGTCAATCGTGTAGTAAAGAATGGAGTTACCTAATTCAGGTAACCAAGAGCCTTCCCACTCAAGCCAGAGTTCCTGTCCCAGTCTGAGGTCTTTTGCCTTTGCCACTTATGCCCAATCTAATCCTCGTCAGTCTCACTGAAATTAAACTCAAAGTCATGAGCCCTATCGCCATCAATAAAATAAACTTCTGCAGGGTTCATCATATTATAGATTCCAGCAATTGTTATAGAGCCACACTGGCAACAAATGTCTACTGAACCTACCTCTATTATTTCTGGCATGTCAACTCCAGCAAGTTGCATCAAGATGTTTCCAGACTCATTCATGCTCTCTGGTTCCCATTTTGCGTGTGCTTCTAGCCAACACATCTCACAGATAGCAAGCGGGATTAGCACTGGTTCAGCTGACATGAAATAAGTCTAGGGGATAATCTCATCATAGATTGTTAAGAAAGGTCTAAACGAAGCCCTCTTCTTTGTCTTTGATATGCTCTTTCTTTAGGTGTCATACCGCCCCACACCCCGTGAGCCTCATTGTATATACCCCACTCACCACAATCTCTTTGATGGATGCATTGGAAGCATAACGATTTTGCAATATTGTAATCTGAAATAGAGTTAGGCCCCCGCTCATCTTTATCATCTAAATAAAAGTAGATACTTCCAATCTCTGCGCATATTGGTTCTTCAAATTCCCATGGTCTTTTTGACACAAAAAATGCCTTCCCGAAGATGTTGGTTGTTAGTTAGGGTTTACTTGTTTTGCTCCTACTTCATATCCACAACCAGCGTATCCTGCAATATCTACCCAGGTGTCAGGTTGGTAGCCTGACCTAGATGCGTATCTTGCAACTTTTAATCCGACCATCATCATTGCAACATCTTCATTACTAATCTCAATACCAAGAATTACAGACCAAATCTTTGCAGTGCGTTCAAAATTATCTTCTGGGTTACCGTATTGTTTATTTCTATCACCATTGATAATCCCAGCAGCTTCGCGTAAAGCCGCTACTCGTAGAGGTACTTCTTGGACTGGAGTTGTTGGAGTGCTATTCTCATTACTAGTTGTCATCTCTAATCCTCGCTGTGACTTGTATCTGATATCTATGTTTTGCATCATTAGAATCTGTTACTAACGTTTCGTAACTGACGTAGCGTAGTGGGTTATCTGACTCGTTGTCTACATAAGTAGAAATTTTCTTTTTAACAATTTCTTCAATTTCAAACTTACTATTAGCAAGAAAGTCAAACTTGTAAGTTACGGACGACACTAAAGTAACTTTTCTAAAAACTCTGGACGGATGTGAATCCCATCTAGAACTGGAAGTCTTCCATCATCTGTTTTTATAATGATGTCTCCAGAGCGAACAGCAACAATACGACCACGACGCCCATTGAGATTAGACTTACCTGTTGAATCATCAAAAGCATCAAAAGGAACGCGAACAACATCCGCAACTCTAATTTGACCAATTTTAGCTTTAACCCAACTTTCATTCTTAATGTCTTGAACAAGTACATAGCCCATAGAAAGTTTACTAAAAATGTCAATAATCTCTTGAGGGTTAATAGTTTTTAAAGACGCGTTCTTCTGCTTAATCTCATCCCAAGTACCGAGAAGTTTTATAACAGAATCTCCTACAGCCTTTTTAGTTTTGTTTTGGGTAAGTTGCTCTTTAACCCAATCCATATTTGTATCAGCCATCATTTTCTCCTTAGTTGTTTATATATGTCTTTTGTAGCAAAATATTTCCTAGACTCTCTTTAATACTGTGCCAAGAAGGTAAATGTTCCATATAAATCTCTTTTTGGCTTCTTGCAAGTTCTAGTCTTTGATTAGGATTCATTCCCTCAATCGTCGATGGAAGATGGGACCACTCCTCACCCATATATGCGGTGTGGCGCCAATCAGTTACTGCAGGGACTCCTACATACAGCGCCTGAGACAGGCTAGGAAGCCACCAAGGGTTCCCATCTTTATATGTGCTTATCAGTGCCCCTACAGAATCGTGAAGTCGCCCTAAGACAGCACTATTGTTTTCCCACTTACTTGAGCGATAGTTCTCTGACTTCAAAGTTAGTGATTTAGTTGCCGCCTGTGTCCAGTTAGTTTTTAGACTGTCCGCACACCAATAGTCCCCAGAAACAGGTGCGCTTCTGTAGTGTTGTAGCTCTAAAAGAGCAGCATCAGGGGAGATTAAAAATAGTTTGCTATTGTCTATGTTTGGTATATATTTAGAGATATTACTTTGGTTAGACCATGGATACGAAGGAATTATGGTTGTAGGCCATGCATCTACGTACAACTTCGATAGTCCAGAAAATATATTATTAAAATGTTCTGGCTCTAAGGCAAGGTTGTATTCTCGCTTCTTAGAATAAAACTCTTTAACTAAAGATTTAGGACTGTGATAAACCTCCCTAATGCCAGCAAAAAGTTTATGCGGCTCAGGGGTGTCAATAAATAAAGATAAAGTTCCTAACTCTGAAGCATGATTAATTACAGATAATGCTCCATAAATTCTATGAGAGATAACATTTGTAGGGGATGCAACACCTACTAGGATTGAATCAAATTGAGATAAATACTCTTTGTCCATTTTTACAGACGGGTCTTCCCACGTTACATCGCAACCAAGTTCGTTAAGTGCGGTGTTGATTATTCCAGCAAATGATGGGCTCTTTTCATTTGCATTCTTAGATGCCTGTGGGGCTGTGCATCCAGTTACAAATACCTTCATCAATCCTCTTTTCTAAATCCTAGAAACCACCCAACGAAAAAGTTGGGCGGTCTCTAGGATTATTATTAGAACGGTGCTGTTGGCGCTTGAGTAGCCTCTGCTGGTGCTGGATTGTGACCAACTGCTTCAGTCTGAACTGGAGCAGGAGCAGGTGCTGGAGCAGGTGCTGGAGCAGGTGCTGGAGCAGGTGCTGGAGCAGCAGGTGCTGAAGCAGTCTGAGCCTGAACAGGGAAGTACTTCTTAATTTCATTCTTCTTCTGACCCTGCCATGTGCGTGAACCTACCTGCGCACGGAAGCGACGACCAACAAGAATCTGCTCAATCTGAGCATTTGAAGGTTGTGGAGATTGCATAAAGTATTCTTTAGGAAGACCAAGTGCGTGCATCTTGCTAAAGAAAATACCAAGTGCTCCTTGGCTTTCAGGTGATACTACAAGATTGTCCCAAACAAGACGCTTATTGTGAGCACCGCCCTCAACTTGAGCCTTGACTGCGAACATTGTCTTACCGCTCTGTGAAACCTTTGCGGTTGCTTCTACGACCACAAGGTCATAGTCGCCATCTGGGAGTGCGTCATAACTTCCTGCATCTCCCGCATCCTTAATGAGATCGCCCCAATTGAGTGTGCTCACTGCGTTACCTCTTTCGTTGTTGTAGTTGTATCTGTTGCTACTTGTCTTGGACCGAAAATCATGTCGAGCATTCGGTCAATAGACAAATTCTCTTGTTCTACGATTGCGCCAAGACGACCTTGAACGCGTTCTCCTGCTTCGTACTTATCTGTACGTTCAACATACATACGTCGTACTCGATGTGGAGATTGCATAGGGTCCATGCTTGGCATCTGTTCGACGTTTATTGCGCCGAGAATGTCATAAAAGTATGGTGCTTGAATCGCTAACTGTCCTTGTAGATAAGGTTTGTTACGACCATCTTGGCTTGTTCTAGCCATTGCTGTAAGCACTACTGCTTCTAGTGGATTAGTGGGGTGCATGGTGAGGTCACGAATATCACGAAGAAGACCGCCCATGTGACGAAGCAATTCGCCCCACTGTTGCATCTTCATCTGTTCGCTACCAGCAATTGAGTCCATACACTTAACTTGAAGTTCTGAAATAGAGTCAATGATTAGACTCTTAAAATGATGGCGTCCAAGTTGTAACCATTGATATGTTTTAATAACTGTGTCATAGTCACGAACTGTAACTACGCAAGTATCCCAAGTTCCATCTGCGATTGGTGGTTCTTCTCGCAAAGGGTCCCAGTACTTAACGACGATTGGGAGGAAGCGGTGTCCACCCTCAACATCGAGCATTAGACGTGGATATGGTGCGGTTACTGCAAAAGTTGACTTACCAACTTTTGACTCACCGTAAACCATAACGGTTAAGGAGCGTTGAATTTCGCTCATTGTCACTCACTTCCTTTTTTGTCGGTTTCGTAATATGCATAAGGGTCTGACTCCTCATACATTTCGCTAATTGCTTGTTCTACGGCGCTTCCGTCATCGAACATTGGGCAGATAGCAAAAAATGAACATTTCCATTTGCAATCACGACTTGCTTTAGGATACGCATAGTACGCAGGATTCTGTCCAGAATCAAGCGCAGTGCGAACCCGCATCAAATCAGAAATTGTTCCGTGAATTCTCTCCCAGAAAGAACGCATTGTAAAAACATTGTGTCGAACTTCTACATGCTCATAAAAAGGTGGTTTAGCAGCTGCAGTACGACGAACTTTTTTAAGAAGAGTAAAGATTCCACCATCACTTCGCTCACTCTCGTCAACCTTTGTTGATTCAAGTAGCATGTAGGTCATAACCTGCTCATTCATATGAGCCATACTCGAGAACTCAGAGAGTGACCCACCAACAGTTTTAAAGTCACGGAACATACGAACTCCGTCAGCCTTGCGACGAACACGCATATCTAACTTACCTTGAAGTTCAACTTCTCCTCCAAAGAGTGGAGCAATGATTGTTTCTTCTGTAGATATCATTTCTAGTTCTGCGTCAATACCTTCTTCAGCAACCCATTGCTCATAACCTTCAAGCATGATGCGACCCATTTCTGCTTCGGTCTCTAGGGTTCCAATATCTCTAAAGTCTTGCAGTAGAAGGGACTTGTCAGTTTCAACAAGGTCAGAGTGTGCTTTAAGAAGAGGGACACCATGAGCATAGTGAGCATCAAGTGCTGCGTGAATTCGTGTACCGAACGCAAGAGCGCCAGTCATATCTTGACTGCGTGGTTTTAAACGACGGTAGTAACTTAGCCACCACCTACGACGACAGTCCTTAAATGTTTGTAGTTCAGAGTTAGATAGTCTTATGACTCCACTCATAGTTTCCCCGCCTTATCTTCTGCTAGAAGTTTGAGCAGTTGTTCCTTGTCACGAACAATTTGTTCAAAGTTATCTGATTTTGTTTCTAATACTTGAATAACTCGTTCTTCAATTGTTCCCTCTGTAACATAATCAGTAATCACAATTGAATCGTGGATTTCTGAGCCGATACGGTGAACACGGTCAAGAACTTGTCGATGGTCAACTAGTGACCAAGGTCGTTGAAGCATAATCAATCGTCGTGCAGCAGTCAAGGTAATACCAACTCCACCCGCCTGCGCGGTGAAGAGAATCCATTTAATCTTGCCTGACTGAAAATCATCAACAGCCTTCTGTCGCTCATCTTCATCTTGATCACCAGTGATAAGACCGTGAAGAATTCTTTTCTTTGTAAGTTCTGCACTGAGAAGATTAATAAGTTGCTTAGATACAGCAGATACTGCTACAGAGTCATCACCAAAGTCGCCGTTCTCAATATCATCCATCAAAGCATCAACCTTGCAGGATGGCGAGTCAAGTACTGCTCTCATCTCTCCAGTCTTCTCGTCAACAACCATTGTCGCGTAAGAACTTGCAAACTGAAGAAGACGGATAGTCTGTGTAAGGATTCCAGGAGCGGTAAGTGTGTCACCTGATGCAAGTTCTGCAATCATCATGTCACGCATCTGCTCGTAAGCCTTCTTTTGTTTTGTTGACATCTCGACATCACGGCGTTCATTGATAACTGGTGGAAGCCAAGGAAGTACAACTTTTTTGAGCATACGACGCATATATGGATTAACACTCTTATAAAACTCATCTTGCATCTGCGGTTTAATGCCGATAACCATCATTCCGCCAAAAGCATTAAGCATCGTATCTACCATACGGTCAATCCACTTTGTCTTTGATGGCCAATCTTTTGGAGATAACCAGTGAAGGATTGCCCAAAGATCAACAACATTGTTTGCAATTGGCGTACCAGTAAGAGCAAAACGAATCTTTGCATCTCCACTAGCCGACCAGAGCGCACGGCTTTGCTTTGACTTAGGGTCTTTAGAGCGGTGAATTTCATCAGCAATTACAGCCTTAAAATCAATTCCATTAAGTTCACGAAGATGTACCTCGCAACGAGTCTCTGTGACCTTTTCATCTTGACCACCGCAAGCCTTACAGCGAGTAAGTGCTACAGAACCATATGGAGCAAGACGTGAGTGACTTCTGAGAGACTCCCAGTTAATAATAAAAACATGAGCCTCTTCTTCAAATTGACGCTTGCGCTGTAGAGAAGAGCCTCGAATAATTTGTGTAGGAAGTTCTGGCCACCACTTTGTAAACTCACGAGCCCAGTTCTTTTTCAAGGTGTTTGGGCAGACGATAAGGATAGGGAAAACATCTTCCCCATCTTCATGAAGTTTTTTTAGGGCACGGATAGCCTGAGCAGTTTTACCAAGCCCTGGCTCATCAGCAAGAAGTGCTCGCTTAGCAGTTGCTAGAAACTCTACGCCTGCTCGCTGGTGAGGAAAAAGAATCTCATCACCATCAAAGGTCTCTAACTCTCTAAGAGCGTTCGCTGGATTAATCCGAACAGCAATTTCATTGGCTGCCCAAGCACTTAGTCCTGGACCAATTTCAAGGCTGTCGCGGAATGTAGACCGTAGAGCAAGACAGGTTGTCCAACTCAATGGAGCACGCCAGACCTGCTCAGAAGGGCTCCAGGAAGACCCTGGAAGGCTCTTACAGAGCTCTTTAAAGCGCCAGTCAGCATTGATAAGGATGTGCTCACCTTGTGCGTCTAGGTCTACGGATACAGCCACTTCAGCTCCTCATTTGTCATTATGTCTAGGAGATACGGTATCAGAAAAAATAGTTTTTTACTTTTTCCGAACCGTAACTATTTTAGCAGGATTCTTGGTTGCCAGCCTGTTTTAGCCAATCTTAAGAGGGCGTGTCGGATTGCATCATTTGCGTGACCTTCTCCCCCTACATGCCAAGTTCCAACCTTCTTGAGTTGAGGATTAGGAAACATAGATTTTGCATCTACTGGAGACTGAAAAGCAATGTTTTCAGGGTCAAATTCATTGACTCTACATAAGTGCTTTAAAACTCCAATTTGTTCCAAGGAAAATGGCGCTTGAGAGTTTCTTACAGTCTGAGCAGTAATAGTGAACCTCTCACAGACTACAGAAATGTTCTGTACTGAGTCTAGAGATAGGGCGATAGAGAGTGCTGTTTCAAACCACTTAGCAAACTCATCTGCTTGTACTTCTGCAGACATCATTACTGATGGTGTCTCATCTTGATCACCTGACCACTTAACAAGACAAACACCTGTGGCTTTTCCAGGGTCTACCGAAATAACATATTTCATTAGTACTTATCTCCCCAAGTTTCTAGAGGTCCATCAATTCCAGCAGTGAGTGGAACATCCCAACCTTCAGTTGTAGTCATACATTGTTGAACTAACTTTTTAATCTCTTCTGCATCTTTACGAGGTGCTTGAAGAACAATTTCATCGTGAACAGGAACAATTAGGTGCTCAGTTAAATCTGCTTGATCTAACTTAACAAGATTACTCTTAAAGACCTCGGCAGCGCCACCCTGAATTAAATAATTAATAAGAGTGTAGACACGACCTTCATCACAAGGAATCTTGCGACCAGTCCATGTATGAATGTAGCCCTGACCCTCATTACGCTCACGCATTGCACCAATATGCTCAATCTCTTTCTGAAACTTAATCATTCCAGGATAACGCTGGTCGAATGCATCAGAGACAGATTTCATCTGAACCTCTGACACTCCTGCTGTAAGTGCTTGCTTTGCCACACCAGCGCCATAGAGTCGTCCGTAAACCATCCCCTTGATGAGACCACGTCGCTTATCTGAGCGAGTCATTTCAGGTTCTTGATAAACCTCGCGGCCAATTTCGGTAAATGGGTCAGAGCCAGTTACATCGGAACGATTAAATAGTGTGATGAGGTTAGGGTCTTTAGATAAAGATGCAAACATACGGAACTCAACTTGGTCAAGGTCAGAGGTAATGATTACATGGTTTTTATCTTTAGGAATAAACGCACGACGAACAACATCATCGCCCTTAGGTAGTGTCTGTAGGGCTGGGTCAGTAATAGACATACGAGATGTGCGAGCACCTAAAGTCTTTACAGAAGGGTGCAAAATGCCATCAACATTTTTATCAAGGAAGTTTTTAAAGTATGTATTGGCTAATTTATCTGCCTTACGCTGCTTGAGAATAGTGTCTGCAAGCATTCGAACTTCGTCATTTCCGTTGATAGATAAAAGTTTAAGTTGATCTGCTCCAGCAGATTTTTGACCAGAAGGAGTAAAATCTGTAATCTCTGCTCCAAGACTTTCAAAAAGACGAACAATCTGGATGTTACTTGTAATACTAGTTCCAGAATATGTTTTCTTAGCCCACTCTTTTACAGACTCAGTGTATTGAATAAGTTCATCAAACTTACGCTTCGAGTATTCAAGGTCTACACGAGCACCATTGATTTCCATGCGAGTAACAATTTTTCGTGCAGCCATTTCAAGTTCATACGCCTTGTGATAAGGCTGACCTGGCCCACACTTTTCGTAAAACTTTTCCCAAAGACGCATCGTAAGAATTGTGTCGAGGGCACCATAAGACCAGTAAGGCTCAAAGTTAGTTGGAACAGTTCCCCAAGTCCAACCATTCTTAGTTAAATCAACATCAAGTTTGTCTTGTAGATGCGCTGCTTGACCATCAACAAGTCGTGCAGAGAGTGGTTTTAATCCTCCAGGACCTAAAGGGTCAATAAGGTGAGCCATAATCATTGTGTCGTGAGCACGTTCCCACGGAATTTCCCAATTAGATTTAACTGCAAACCAGCGTGCTTCAAATGCAATGTTGTGACATACAAGCGGTCCATTAAATTTACTCATTGCTTCATAGAAAACACCACTCCATTCAGCCCATGGAATAGCCCAACCTTGCATTCCATCACCAACTTGAACAAGTCGTATATCTCCATGCCAAGGAGAGAGCGCATGGTCTCTAGGCATACCAAGACGTTCGCCTGTTTCAATATCTACAGCAATTGCATCATAAGGGCGTCGCTCACCCAACCAAGAAATAAATTGTCCAGCCTTCTCAACCGAGTCGACAAGAGTTACTTGAATTCCTTCTAGTCCGTTTGTCATTTGTCCTTTTGTCTATTTGTAGTAGATCTATTTTATGGAATCATTTCCACTCTATAAATAGCGTCAACATTTTCATCTGTTTCTGCTGCTTTTTCTAAAAGCCTTTGCGCGACGTTAGTAAGGTATCTTGCCCCACCTTGGTCATATTTGTAAAGTGCATCTAAGACTGGTTTAGCATCTTCGCTTACCTGAGCCCAGTATCTGTACTTCTCGGGGAACACAACTGGAAGATTCTTTGTTGGATTGCATATTTCGCAAGCAAGGGCATCTTTTTCTAACACGTCAGATAGTTCATCTACAAGACTGTACCTCTTCACAAGCGGACATGCGGCACCATGATAGACAAGAGATACGCCAATGCGAGAGAGGATGTAGGAGCCGTTATCTGTTCGATATAAGGCAAACTCAATCCATCGAGTAGAGCCTCTTCTCCAAGAAGAAGATTCGCTGAGGAGACGCCCATTGAATTGAAGAGTTCGTGAACCGTCCTTAACTTCAAACACTAAGATTCCTCTTTTTCTACAGTAGTAGAGGACTTACTAAGAATGTTATTGACTTCCATCATCTGAGTAAGATCAGCACGAAGAGAGGCAACAGTTGTTTCATATTGAGAAACTATCTCGCCAATTCTTTGCTGAAGAGCCATAATCATAAGTTCATGCTTACTCTTAGGTGTATCCATCTATTAGTCCTTAGCGTCGTATGTGTATGTAGATTCTACTCTGATTCTATGGAAGCGTACTGCGCCTCAAGACCAGCAATTTGGTTGGAGTAGCTGGATATTTCCTTTTCTAAAAAAGAAACCATCTCTAGATATCCAGTAGATAATGCTCTTTCAGAGATTAACGAAACCTCGGCTCTATACCTGTCTGCCTTTATTGCTTTTATATTTGTTGCAATGGCAGATAGTTTTAGTTCTTTGGTATCCTCAACCAATCTAGGACCTACTATGCCGCTGCTGTTACTCTTGCAAGTTCTGCATCAAGAGCTGCTAGTTGATTGTCGATCTCTTCTATTTGAGACTCTATATTAGTAATCCCTGTAGAGTTAGGTTCTGTTTTAGCATTTTCTTGAATAACGTCAACTTCCAAGTTATACTTGCTATAAGCAAGGTTGCGCTTGTGAGAGTTGATAATCTGAGTCTTCTCTTCTTTAGTTAGATCAATTGCCATTTCATTTTCTCCTTGAGTCTATTTAGCATTCTTGTAATGCTAAATTGTATCTTGTTTTTTGATATTTGATGCTTATTCTAGCGTATTGCCTACCTACACTAAAATAATGTTATGTTTTACAGTAGAGGTACCTCTAGGCTCTCTAATTCTTGCTCTAGGGCAGTAATTGAAGCTGCTCTATCGAGGATGTCAGATTCGACTAAACTGACCTTCTCATGGTCAACTCTTTTTAGCTCTATTAAGTTCTCATTTTCAGAGGCTAATACTTGACGCAAAAAAATAATTTTTTTAGACAGTATTTCTATTTTTTCCTCATTATTTAGCATTGTCTCTCCTAGCTCATAAACTGCGAAACGCTTGCGGTTGTGGAGGTTCCACCAGCAGCATTTCTTGCTGTGACGTACATAGTGTAAGTACCAGAACCCTGCCAACCAGTGCCGTCATAGCCAGGTCTAAACGTTGTTCCAGAGTATGTAAACGCGTTGCTTGTCGTATAAACGCTTCCTGATGGACCAGTGCAAAGAATAGAGTACACAGTAGGAGAGTTTGTAAAACTCCAAGTAAATGTTCCTCCAAGGGTAAGGGAGTTATTACCAGTTATTGATATTAAAACTGGTGCTGCGACTGCTGCTGCAACCGCAGGTCCCACTTGCGTAGAGCCAGCTTCCGTAGAAGTTCCACCAGAGTTAGTAGCAGTTGCAAATGCCTTAAAGTAGTTTGGAACGTCTCCAGATGCAATAGTGTATGTAGCAGAGGTACTAGTTGTAGAGCCTCTAAGAGGATCACTAGTTAGCACTGGGTTAGTTCCGTTGTAAAGTCTTAAACTGTAACTTGTCGGTGAGCCAGACCAACCAGTAGTTGAAAAAGTTATAACGCTTCCAACCGTGTAGTTTCCCGTGTTTGTTGATATTGAAACCGTTCCGCCTGAAGGGGCACTAACAACAGGGACAGTAGGTGTTACAGAATTAGATGCTGAAGACGCAGCGGATGTTCCATTTGCGTTAGTTGCTGTAACTGTGTATGTGCGAGCAGTTCCGTTAGTGTCGCTCACGGATATAGGGCTCGATGTTCCTGTACCAGTATTACCAGAAGATGAAGTAACTGTAAATCCTGTAATCGCACTTCCTCCTGTTGCGCCAGCAGTAAATGTCACAGACACAGTTCCATTGCCAGCAGTTGCAGTGCCAATAGTAGGCGCCTGAGGAACTGTAGTTACTACAGCGTTATTGCTGTTTGCGGACGCGGTTCCAGTGCCTGCAGCGTTAATTGCGGAAACTCTAAAGATGTATGTCCCAACTCCCCAAGGAGAGCTACCAAAACTCGTACCACCCGTATAGTTTGATGACAAGGTGCTCCATGAAGACCCTGCGTTTGAAGAGTATTCAATAAAATATCCAGTAATTGCAGAACCATTATCTGCAGGAGCAGTCCATGAAACTCCAATTTCTCCATTGTTATATGGTCTATTTAGAGATGTGACAGTTGCGGTAACCCCTGTAACTTGCGCAGGTGCCTTATATGTTGGTCCAACAATATTAGATGTAAATGTTGCAGTATTTCCCGTTGAACTAGTTGCTACAACTACGCACTTAAAATATTGATTAGGAATGTCTGCTGATAAAAGAGTAAGAGTAGAGCTTGTTGCTCCACTTTGCACCGAGTTCACAACGCCACTACTATAGCCGTAGTACCACTGATATGTATAACTTACGCCGTTAGTTATGCCAGCAACAGAGCATGTCAGTACGCTATTTAATGTTAACGACCCACTTACAGATACAGTTCCTGTTGGAGTGACAGCTGGTACTAGAACTGCGGCTGTATTAGAAGTCGCGGTAGCAGCAAGACCATTTGTATTAGTTGCTGTCACACGGCAACGAATTGGACTAATTTTGCTAGAGAAAAAGTTAGATGGTGGTGAGTAAGAAGAACTAGTTTCCCCTGCTATGTTTACATACACTGAACCTTGGTCAAAACTCTGCCATTGGTATGTAAAAACGGTACTAAGGTTGATGTAATCCCATGTACCGTTGCTGTTGACGCTGTATGTTGTAGTTCCCGCCCTACCCGAGCTAGGAGTAATTGTTGGAGTAGCTGTATTTACAGGAGTAGCATTTACTGTACCGCTGCCTGTGTTGCTGCTTGTTTTGTTTACAGGAGATGTAGAGGGCGCTGTGGCTGGAGTAAAGGTTGAAGACACGCCTGTCTGATTTGCTCCAGAATATAGCGTCACAGAATTAGCGCGAACCGTACCAAAAACGTTTCCAAGTGTAACTAAAACGCTATCAGATGAAGCAGTAGAGTTACCTATAGCTGTAATAGTTCCATTTGCAGCACCTGCGTTTGTTATTGTAATACTTACGCTATAGCTAGCAGAGCTGGCCTGATCCCAAGAGACTGTCACTGTTTTGTTGTTGTTTTTATTATTAACAGTAGCAACAGCAGTAGCTGAAGATGTAAGATCAAATACTTGAGAGGTAAGTAGCGATCCTCCGTCTGTACCAGTAAATGAAGACCCAGGGGTAACAGATGAGACCCACGAAGATGTTGCGTTTGAACCATTAGTCCACGAAACTTGTCCTTGATTAGTAGTTGCTGTATTTGCAACAGTAATAGATGAAGGTGTTCCTGGTGTCAATGTCGAATCAGATGTAGCAAGGTTGCTAGCAGAAGGGGTTACAGTAACTACATTAGAAAATGCATAAGTAGACCCTCCCGCGTTAGTTGCTCTAACACGACAACGTAGATCAGTGCCATATGAAGATACATAGTCAGGTGGCGGTGTGTAAGTAGAAGAGGTTGCAAATGAAAGATTTTGAGCAATACCGCTGTAATACTGCCATTGGTATTCATAAATACCATCTGCATCAGCAGGACTCCACGTGCCATTACTGTTAACACTAAACTCTGTTACTCCCGCCTTACCTGTAGAAGGAGTAATTGTAGGTGCAACTGTATTAACAGGAGCATTAGGAAGTGTAGCTATAGAAGCGCTAAATCCAGATGTTACAGAAGTAGCACTGGTATCGCCAGCTACTACTTGAACTTTTACATAGTAAGTGGTGTTTGCAGAGGCGCCTGTCCAAACATATGGACTAGTTACATCAGAGATAGTTGTAAGTAGGGTTTGAGATGAGTTATATATCTTAATATTGGATATGTGATAACCAGTAGGGCCTGATGTCCAAGTAACAGTAAACCCAGAATTAGTAGCAGTACCAACTGTTGGAGTACCTACTGTAGCAACAAGAGTAGATATAGGAGATGTTGCTGAATATGCAACAGCCGAAGCACCAGTCTGACCAGCGCCAGAATATGCCGTGACTTTTACTGCAAAATAAAATGACGGGTCTGCGGCATCAGCAGCAGTTATGGTGTACACATTTGAGACTAAAGTAGTAACATCTGAGGTAATAGGGGTGCTAGTCGACCTAACAATTTGAATTAAGTATGAGGCAGCATTACTCCAAGTACCAGTTGTTCCAGTAACTATCGAACCAGCAGAATAGTTTCCAGTATCTGTGGAGATTCCTGGTAGAACTGTATTTGAAGGCAGTGCAGTAGGGGTTGCACTTACTACAGTTGTTAATAAAGATTGTCCGTCATCATTTACTGCTCTGACCCAGAAGTATCGAGTTACAGGAGATGTCGATGCGGTATAGGTAAAACTACTACTAGTAGTAGGAGCTATTACATAAATACCACCAGAACTAGGTGTATTACCAGTAGAATTGGTATAGACCAAGTAACTTGTAGCAGCATCATGGGTAGCATCTGTATTAGGCGCCGTCCAACTAAATGTTATGTTGGTACTTGTCACACTTGATGTTGTAGGTGATGTAGGAGTGTTAGGGGGTTTTGCAACAAGTGTTGTGAATGACTTAAAGGCGTGAGGTGTAGCAGAGGATTCGCCGTCATAGTTTAACGAGCGCATGTAGACCGCATAAGAAAAATTATCATTTAAATCTGAGATGGTAAAAGGTGAAGTATTTACAGTATTCCAGTTTGCTTCGTCAAGAGACCACTGAGAAAATATAAAAGGTGCGGAGCCAGGACTTGTCGGGTTAGTAAATGCAACAGATGCACTTGTTGTTGAAGGAGTAATAGTTCCAATTGTAGGTTTTCCAGGGCCTGTTCCAGTCACAGTAAAATATTCAGGGAAAGCAGCAGAACCACCATCAGAATATGCTGCTGATTGAATATTACCACCTACACGAGCTCGCGCTGTAACTCTATATTGATAATAATTAAAAGCGTTAAAAACTTCTGTGCGTGTAGGTTCATTTACATAACCTGCAAAGTCTAACTCTCTAAGCATCGTCCATGAAAGTGAAGCCGAGGGATTTACAATAGGATGATAATTTCGTCCCTCAACTTGTACTTCGTATTGAGTAGCATTGGCTGACTGAGACCAGTTGATAGTGATTGCTCGGCCACCGTTTCCAGGATAACTATTCCCTGCGGCATTAGACCTTGCTAAACTAGCGCTATAAGCAGCCTTAACTGCAGAAGTTATATTAAATGCTCCTGGTGGATTGGCGGTGGTAAATGTAATAGAGGCTGCTGTACCGCCAACATCATCCAGATTTAGCGCTCTTACATATACTGTTGTAGAAGTTCCTGCAGTTAAGCCATATGGATAAACAGGAGATGTATTAGAGAAAGAACTAGCCCAAGTAATGTTATCTAGGCTCCATTGGTATGTATATAGACCAGCGCTTCCAAAAGAAGTAGGAGCAGTAAAAGATATAGTTGCACTTGTTGTAGCAATGTCTGATACAGAAAGAGATGTAGGCGCTCCAGCAGGAATTCCATCGGCTTCTACATAGTTAGGATTTGCAAGAGTTCCGCCGCCAGAATAGGCAGCGGTAGCTAAATCTGTAAATCTAGTAGCACGTACTGATACTTGATAATACTTTGCAACCGCTACGTTAAAAACTTCTGTTAATGTTGGCGCTATAGTGTAATTAGAATCAGCAAAAGTTTGAATAGTTACCCACCCAGTTAAACCTGACTCCTGTTTTTGAATTTGTACTTCATAGGCGGTTGCATTAACAGATTCTCCCCAAGTAACTGTTAATGGTCTTGTAGTTCCATTCGAGAGACCTTTTACAACGCTTACTATATTAAAAGAACCTGGAGCTGTAATAACCGTTATTGATTTGATTGCAGATGTGTATATGGGGTCTGTCGAAACTTCTACGTCGTAGGTGCCAGCAGACTCGAACTGATGAGTTATGGAGTATGTAGGATTTCTATCTCCCTCCGAAAATAGTTGAGTATCAACAGTTCCATCATCAAAATCTAAGAAAACCTCTACAGGGTAGGCTGGCTTACCAGCAAGACCACCAACAGTTCCAGTAAAAACTAAATCGTTATTAGTACCTACTGTAGTAGAAGCAGTAGTAATTGTTGCAACAGGGGCTGCACTTATTCCATAAATAAGAGTTTGGCTGACAGTCGAATTGTCAGTTCTTACTACGCTTACCTGAATCTCAATTTGATATTTTGCGCCATTAGTGACTGATCCAGCGGTATATGTAGATCCGTCATAATAATATTCATTTATAAAAAATAAATCATGTAAAGTAGCAACATTGTTTACATTATCAACTACTACACTTGATATCCCACCAACCCCTGAAGAATTAGAAGTATATGTTTCCCAAGAAGCCGTTGCTGTTGAAGTAGCACCGTCTAGTAAATAAACTCCAGTCTGTACGTTTCTATATCTATATCTGACTCTGTAAGATGTATAAGCAGTTACACCATAAATAGTTGTAGAAACTTTAGCCATAACTGCATTAATAATTCCTCCTCTGTTGTCGAGGACAATGCTGTCATTTGACTGAGTAACAGTAGGAATATCTACAGCAAGAACAAACTCAATTGGACCAACTGCGGCACTTACAGCGGTAGTACTTCCACCAGAGTTTACTGCAGTGACTTCAACTCTTACGTTTCTACCTAAGTCTTCAATGGCAGGGGTAAAGGTATTTGTTGGATGAGTAGTCTCGAGAATAATTTCTTCGGTGTCGTTGTCATACCAAACATAAGAATACTCAGAGGGCGTCCAGTCTCCAGAATTTATAAAAGTAGTTTGCCATGTATTTGTTGCAGTAAGAGTTGAAGAAGGTCCAGGGGTTCCAGTGATAGATATTGTTAAATTTTGCGGTTTGTATTTAACTAGGTGAGCTTCATTTATACTTGTAAACCATTCTGAATAACCTAATGCGTTCTCAGCACGAACCTCATAAACAATCCATCTGCCGTCCCACTCATTAATACGTGCTATCGGTGACGCTGTGTTTAGAGGGGATGGATGAGATGTTGATGTCTCGGCAGGAGAAAAAGCCTGATACGGACCACCAGATTCAGTGGCGTATCTCCATCTGTATTGGAAAGCAGTAGGGTTATTAAGCCAAGTAGGACCTCTGTGGCCATAAATTGTGTCACCAACATTTGCAAGATAGACATCGTTATCAATAATATTTACATCTAAGTAGTCACGAATTGTTATGTCGCCACTTGGGTACGGTGTTTCTACAGGACTGTGAACCTGCTTCCAAAGATTACCAACTCTGACCCAGGCGCTATTAACAGTCTTCCACGCAGTCCCGACGCGGATATAGATATCCTTAACCTGTTTCCAGGAGCCCGAGTTAATGTATGTTGGCATCTTGCGTCTTTTACCCTATCTCAATCTTATACGTATCTAAATACTATAGTACCTTCAGAGGGTGTTCCTGTTGGTTGACCAGTTCCTTGTTGATAAGTTCCAGGACTTAAAGTTAAATCTCCTGATACATAAACATCTCCTGACAAAGTAATTAGGCCACCACCTAGAGATAAATCACCATTGAAACCGTAGATTACTGAGCCAGAACCAAGATCACTTATTTGCCAGCCTCCATTACCCTGCATATAAAGGTTGGATGCGGTAATAAATATACCGCCTCCAGCTTCTCCATCGTAGGTATCATCAAACATAATAATTGACCCACCGTTATTGTTTGTTTCTAAAAAAATAGAAGAATCAGCCGCCCAGTCGTCTCCAGTCATTCGTAAGCTAGAGCCACCTGAACCTGCAGTTAAAATCAATCCTTCATTTGAAAAACCAGGTTGAATAGTTCCAACAGTAACGCCATCATTATTATAAAAACTAATTACATCTGAATTTGACAACTCAACTCTGTTACCAGATGCTGATGTTTTTATAGTTCTACCAGTTAAAGTTCCTGTAGTGATTGTGTCAGCATCAATACTTGTAATTGCAGCGTAACTAAGACCAAATGGTTCCCAAATTGTTCCATTCCATCTTTTTGGTTTAGCTCCGCCAGCTCCATTATCGTTTGTAAGCGGGGTCGTATCAAACCAAATATCACCAATAGTATTTGCTGTTGGTGCTGTAGCAGGTGCGTATGCAGACGCTGGTGCTCTAAATACGCTGTTCTTTTTATTAGCAGATTCTGTTGCAGCAAGTGCGGATGCCGCTGCTGCTGCAGCTTCATCGACAGCAAGCCCAGCAGAATCAGCAGCATCTTCGGCTTGTAGAGCGGCATATCCAGCCTGTTCAGCGGCGAGAGCTGCTGCGGCGTCTGCTGCGGCGGCTTCTTCAGCGGCGATACCTGCTGCGGCGTCTGCTGCGGCGGCTTCTTCAGCGGCGAGAACTGCTGCGTCATCAGCGGCGGCTGCAGCTTCAGCGGATGCGGTGGCTTGATCAGCAGCAGCCTGAGCAGCCTCAGCGGAAGCTAGAGCCTGTGCAAGAGCATCGCCAGCACCATCAGCAGAAGCCAGAGCAGCATCGGCAGCAGCAGCAGCACCATCAGAAGAGATCTGAGCAGCAGCCTCGGCAGCAGCAGCAGCTTCTGACGCATCAAAAGCAGCGGTAGAAGAAGCAAGAGCCTCATCCTCGGCGGCCTGAGCGGCAGCCTCGGCGGCAAGGGCGGCATCTGCGGCGGCTGCAGCTTCTTCAAGGGCAGCATCAGCAGCATCTTGCGCAGCAATATCAGTAATTGAAATAAAAGCATCATCACTTCCAGAGTAGACGGAAGATGAACCATTTGTAGAACTAACAATTAACAAACCGTCTTTAGGGTTATCTACAGCAACATTGTTTGTATCTGTTTCAGTAGTTATTATTGCTGTACCAAAATTAACTTCATCTGCTGTAATAGTTTCAGGCTTAATATTGGCAGCAGTAACTGTCTTTCGCTGTAGTTTTGTACGGACAGGGCGACGCTCTAAGTAGCGCATTCTGCGCTGAACATCAGCAAGGTTTGTGCCTAAGTTTTTACTTCTGGCTCTACGTCTACTTGGCATTGCGTCTGTCCTCCTTAAACTCACTAATAAGTTCTAATGTTACTTGCTCTGGAAATGTTGGAGAATCTGGAACGCTAACTGAGTAGCCAACAATCTTACGAACAATTACATCAGATCGTGGCTCTAAATCACTACCAATACGCATTCTAACAAAGTCGTCATCAATAATAATGGTGCACCAATCTCCTGGGAGATAGTCTCCAACTACAGGAGATAAGGAGCCATTAACGTCAATACTAAAAGTCATCTCAGGTGGTCTAGCCTCTAAAAGATACTCTTCAGCATAGTCATAGAGCATCGCCTCTCCTGCTTGGTCATTAGAGCTAGATTCAATCTGGTCAAGTATTGGCCAGCCAGCCCCTAACAAATCTAAAGAACTTGCTGCAGCATAAGGTTGACTTGCTTCACCGTCAAGACCATCATTATTCCCACCAACCCACATGCGGGTAGCAGATTCCTCTGCTGACTCGTCAATTTTAAATTCAATAATATTTCCAGGGTATTCAAAAACATACTGGTCTGCGCCTAAAACACTTGTAGGGTGAACTAAACCAATAAATCCGTAGCAGGGGGTAGAAGGAACATTGAGTTTATATGATTTATAAGTGAAAGTAGTGGCTGTAGGAATACTCTCAACAACAATTGTTCCATCAAAAGCAATCCCTACATCAGTTACAACAATCTCTTGACCTACTACTAACAAATGCGCATCCTGTGTTGTTAAAGTAGCAGTGTTAGAAGTAAGAGCCTTGTTAGTTACAATTACTTTTTTAGGAGGCGGAATAAATGGTACGAATCTAAAGGTTCTTGTAAACTGTCCGTTTTCAAAATCGCAATCAATTCGATACTCAAAACCATTAATGTCCTTAGCAAAATCAGCAAGAATTTCGTCAAAATATCGTAGATCAGATCCTCTAAATACTTGCTGAATCAGTCCAATATACTTATTGCTTATCTGATCTGTTACGCCAATATCAGCATCAGAGTTTCCAGAGAAAGACCCAAATGTTCCAGCAACTGCTCTTCCTCCCCATTTAATAATTCCACCACTTACTGCTTCGGCGGCAGCGTTAAGAGTGCTAAATACGCTATATCTAAAAGTTGTTGTGTTTATTACCTTAGAAACTACAAATGTTCCATCATAAGCAGCATCGTTTATCTCTACTACAACTGTTTTATTTTTTGACAGTCCGTGCGCTGCATCGGTGACAAGAACTGCTGTTTTATAGGAAAGTTCGCCTGCTTCTACAGCAGTAGATGCCATATCTGCTACTGATTTTACATATGTAAAAGTTGTAGTAGTGGGAACAGAGGCAACTGTATATCTTCCATTAAAGTTTGTGTCTACTAGTTGAATAGCAATCTCGTCCCCAACGGATAAATCATGAGCAACAGTAGTAGTTAAAGTTATAATATTGTTGGATGCAGATTTAGTTCCTACAGTGTAGATATTAGTTACAGTTGTTTTTGTTATTACGTTGTAGGTGGCTACACCAGTTACGGCTACTGAACTAATATTTGAAGTACTCCCAGAAACCTGAAAAGACACTGAAGTAGAGGTAGGTATTGCCGTGATGGTTTGATACCCATCAAGAGCAGCATCAACATCTACAATTTCTATAAGCTGGCCCTCTATCAAATCGTGAGGTAGCGAAAGAGTAAGAGTTGCTAAGCCAGATGTCATAGTTTTATTAGTTACTGAATACTCATTTTCTGAGGCTGGCTTAATGGCGTCATTGCTAAATTGATTCTCGCCAAAGTCATCGGTAAGCCAACCAAGAATGTCTCTGGTAACGTCATAAGCATCAACAATAGTTCTTGCGACACCAGTGCTAGATGGACTGATAGGAGTAAGGGTTTCGGTGCTTGCAAAAGTAAAACTTGCTAAAGAAGGTGTCCCAGTTATAACGTGAGTTCCGTTAAGAGCAGGATTTAAATTACTAATCTTTACTGTATCACCAGCAATAAATCCATGCTCTACATCTGTGTAAACAGTGGCAGTACCTGAACCAGCTTCGTACTCTGAGCAGTAGATACTTTCAGAGCCATAATACAGAGTCTGCCAAACAGCCCGGTGAGACAGATAACTGACCCATTCCTGAGCATCAACTGTTAGGCTTTTATTTGATGGGGAGTAGCTGCGGCTCCAGATAATTCCTCCCCAGACGCAGACTCCGTTACGAAGTACATAAAGTGCTGTTTTTCCTGGCATAGTTGATTCGTATAAATCTAGATTACTAGTTGCTTCAATGACTGGGATTTCTCCAGAAAATGCTCCAGCCTTACTCAAAGCACGTTGATATTTAACACCAGTAAAAGGAATTTCAGTAATGACAGTATTAGTCAAGATGTCAGCAACGTAATAGCGGTACTCCGCTAGTACTATCTCGTTTCTTGCCATGTCATTATTTCCTTTGCGTAAAGTGTATTAACCGAGGTAGCCAGACCTGTATTCAACATCAATCTTTGCTGCTGATGCTGAGGCCGCACCTTCATCAAAGAAAGAAATTACATTTGCTCCAGGAGATAACGTAACCCAGTCGTTGTACACCTCTAGTTTACTGCGTGCACCGAAGTACTCGCCGTTTAAGTACACGTTTCTATTGTATGTATCAATCTCTAGAGTGTCAGGTCCATATGCTAAAGACCCTGATGCTGAACCATATGAAACATTTGTTCCCGTAGCCTCGTAAGTAAATTGAGTAGATGTTGTAGCCTCTCCTACAATACTTGTAACAACTTGAACTCCGTTATAAGGAGTACCAAGACCAGAAATAGTTACCGAATCTCCAGGAACTATTCCATGAGCTGCTGTAGTTCCAATAGTAACTAATCCATCAGTTAGACCACGATTGTTAATAGTTCTAGTAGCCGCATCACGCAAACTTCCAATAATTGTTATAAATTCTTCATTTGTATTGTTGGAGATTACTGCTGGCCCAACTATAGGACCTGTAACTGTTATGTATGTGCTAACAGGGAAGTTTCCATTATTTGTAATAGTCCCTAAACCTGTACGAGAAGGGGATGCAGATTTACAAAGAATTTGTGAAGTAAAATATCCGTCAGGGTCAGAAGCGTTCCACTCATACTTAAGCGGATCGGCAGCACGAAGTCCAATAGAAAACTCAATACGACCACGGGCAGATACAGACTCAAACTGAGCCTCACCGCTAAGGCGTACCCAAGAAGCTTTAATTGGAGATTCATTAGTTTTAAGCCAAGCACCAGAGTAGACAAGATTGGTTGCTGTAATAAGACGGTTTCTAGCAGCAGCAGCAAGGGAGGGGTCTGGACAAAGAATTACACCTTCAAGAGTTATGTCTCGCGCATTCCAACGACCTTTAACATCATAAGAACCATCGCCCCATCCGCGCTTGATGTCTACCATGTCAGGTGAAGGAGGCTGCCACCAGCCAGCGATGTCAGTAATTACCCAAACAACTCCGTACTCGTCAATTTTATTAAAAACAAAGCCGTTGAGGGAGATATCTTCCTCCAACTTCATTCCCGTAAGATGTGGGAGCGGAAGTGGGGTTAAGGATGAATCTACTTGATTATTCTTATAGCCCTGTGTATATGTCATTATGCGGCTCCTCTACGAAGTTGGAATGCAATCTGACGAGAGACAATTGCTGCTAATTCACGCTCATCCATATCAGCAGAAGGATTGACTACCATATTAATTGTTGTACCTTTACCACCACCAGATAGTTCGGCAATGATTGCGCGGTCACGAACAGACAGACCATCAGCATCAAGTGGCTCTACGCGCTCAGACTTTCCAGCTTCGGCCAACTGAGCAAATGTTCCGTTTCTAGTTGGCCGTACTACACCGCCTTCAGCAAGTTTAACTGGTGGAATTGTTGCGAGATTAAACCCGACTGCAGGAGTCTTTAGTGCTCCAATACCAATTGATGGAATTTTAATTCTATTAATTGCACGAATAATAATGTTAATTCCGCTAATAATTATGTTAATAACAGTCTGAAGACCTGTTGTAAGGCCATTCCACACTCCTGCTGCTGCACTTGCAATTCTTGCTCTAATACCAGTAATAAAAGTAATTATTCTAGTCCAGACTGTTTGAATACCTGCCCAAACAGTATTGAGACCAGTTCTTAATGCACCCCACACATTACCTAAAGTATTTCTCAATCTTGTTATAAAGCCTTCTACACCTGTTCTAATTATCCCCCATACTCTTTGAATACCTGCCCAGGCAAGTTCAAGACCAGTCGTTAAGATATTCCAAACAACACTAATTATTCTTGTAACACCGTCTATATAAAGTCGAACACCTGCGACAAGTAAGTCCCAAACTACTTGGATACCTCTCCAAGCAAGCTCAAGACCAGTTCTTAGTACATTCCAAACAACACTAATTACAGTAGTGATG